CTTTGGGCCAACGCTCTTGTCATCAATCGCAAAGTGTTCCGAAATCTTCGCAACAGTGCTCAGGTAATCGATCGAATTGAATCGAACGGTGCTGGCAATGCGGCAAAGGCGTCTGACATCACTGCTCAAATGCTCGCGGCTGCGTTTGACCTGGATTACATCATTGTTGCCGGCACAAGCAAGAACGGTGCGAAGGAAGGTCAGGCAGCTTCCCCATCGCAGATCTGGTCCGGCGAATACGCAATGATTTGTCGCGTTTCGACGAGTGCCGACATGCGAGATCCTTGCATCGGTCGCACGTTCCATTGGGCTCAGGATGGCTCGTCAATCGGCGGGACTGTCGAAAGCTATCGCGACGAACGTGTTCGCGGTGACGTGATCCGAGTTCGCCACGATGTGGATGAGCTGGTTCTGTATCCACAGGCCGGGCACTTGCTCAGCAACATCACAACTTGAGGTTGATAATGGGAACGACATTCGACTCACACTTTGCATCTGCAGGGTTCCCGATGTTGCTCGACAACTTCGGGGAGTCGGTTGTCTATTTTCCAAATGGCGGCGGGAGACGTCCGATTCTCGCCATTATCGAGCGTAACCCGCCCGCCATTTTTGATGCCTCCGGGAATGCTGTTTTACCGACAGCAACGATTCGTGTTTACAACTCTTGCCGGTCTGGGATCGCATCCAGCGAGATCAACGTCGGCAAGGATGAAATTGAGTTTGTGCTGAAGGTCGGGCAGACACTTTCGAAGCGGTTTTCTTTCATGACTCTGATGTCGCAAGACGCAGGGGTTTGTCAGTTTGCGGTGGTCTAATGACTGAACCAGTCAACGAACGAATCGTAGCGAATGTTCGCAGCCGCATGGCTGTCGCATTCTCTACGGCCGTTCGCTCAGCACAGATTGCCACATGGCAGCCGAAAGATTTAGTCGTGGTCGTCTCTCAAGGCGATCCAACGCCAAATGCTGAATTGAGCTATCCCGGAAATCCGCACGTGATTGCTTACGACATGGAAGTCATTGTTGCCGGGGTTGTAAAGCCATCGGATGAAGAAACTACAGCGATCGACACGTTCAAGAATCGCATGGGTGCTGACATTATCGCGGCGGCTACTAATGCAACGAACTGGCATCAATGGGGCGGGCTGGCAATCAACACGACTCTGGGCCCGATTGAATCCTACACAGAGGAAACGGGCGGGCGGTCAGGTGTAATGGTGAAATTGCTGGTGACGTATCGAGTACCGGAGAACGATCCCACGACGGTGTCAGCATGATTGCAATTGAGATAAACGCAGATCAGCTAAAGCGACTCGCGGAGTCAGTGTCGGCAGCAAAAAAAAGCCTGACAAAAGAACTGGCCGCCGCGATCAACGCAGTGTCAAAAAAAACCAAGCTGGAAATGGGCCGGGAAATCAGAGCAACTATCAACATAAAAAAGGATGAAGCAGAAAAGCCGCTCAGCATCAGGGCTGCGGCATCGCCGCAAAGCCTGCAGGCGGTCGTTTCATTGAAGAAAACGCCGAGACTCGGTCTGAGACATTTTGGAGCACGACAGGACAAACGCGGCGTCTCGTTCAAGATTTCAAAGGCGGGCGGGCGCGGTCGAGTCGACGGCGCTTTTATGGGACCGAATCCCAAGGCTGTAAACATAAACTGGCGAGGCAATGCGTTTAAGCGAGAAGGAGCCGGGCGTCTGCCAATAGTACAGATCAAGGGCGTGTCGGCTTATGGGGCATACGTCAAGAACAATCTGGCAGGCCCGCAGGTCGAAGCAGTCAATGCGGAACTCACGAAACAAATAGAACGTCGAATCAATCTCAATGTCCTGCGAGCCAACGGGCTTGTGACGAACTAGGAAAACAACATGCCATTGCTAAGACGACGTGCCGTTTTTGCCGCCAAGACCGAGACCACTGTCGGCACTGCCGAAACGATCACCGGGGCGGAAGGTGCCTACAACGCTCGCGACTTTTCCATTCAGCCGACGGTTGCGGTCACTCGCCGCGAAGGCCAAGGCGGGTTCAATTACCTTGCTGGAATTCCAGAAGGAATGATGGGCACATGCACCATCGTTCATGACCTGAGCTATGACGGAACAACAATTCCGACATGGGCCAGCGTGTTGCTTCCCGCGTGTGGGTGGGTTGATACTTCAGGCACGTTTTCGCCAGTGTCAGAAGGGCCGGGAGGATCTGGCGGCGTAAAAACGCTGACCATCGCGCACTACAAGGACGGCAAGCGGTCGCTGCTGTCAGGTGCGATGGGCACGTTCAAGATTAGTTGCCCAACGGGAAAAGTGGCGTTCATTACGTTCACCTTCACTGGCAAATACTCCAGCAACGAAACCGACACGGCAATCATCGCCCCGACGTACCCAACGACACTACCGCTGAGGTTTTCTCCCGGCGTTCTGACATGGAACGCGGTGGATCTTTGCACGTCAACAGTAGAGGTGGACGCAGGCAATAGCGTCATCATGCGAGAGTGCGTTGATGTGGCAGATCGCAGCGGCTTTAAGTCGGCTATTGTCACGAATCGCGCCCCGGTCATCACCGCAGATCCAGAATCCGAATTGGTAGCGACGCAGGACCGAGACGCCAAGTGGCTCACGAGTACGGCGGAAGCGTTTTCTATGCGTGTCGGGGTTTCTGGTTCGTCGATCGTGATTGCAGCACCAAAAGCTCAGCTCGAAAATAAGCAGCAGGGCAATCGGTCGGACATGATGACAGACGACTTGACGTGGCTCGCCACAAAAGGCAGTGCGTCTGACACTGAACTTACTATTGCTTTCGATTGAGGATGATATGCCGTTATTTCTTGAGCCTGGCCAAAAATACCCGATCGTGCTGGACATCGACGCGGACAAGCCGAAAGCAACGCAGCCGACGTTTTACGCTCGCTCGCAATCGATGCGAGGTCAGCAAAAAATCGCGGACGTTCTCGACCAGTGGACGCAAAACCCCGACATCTCAATCAAGGAACTATTTGCAATCACAGTTGAGGTGTTGTCCGGCGTCGTGATTGGCTGGGTCAACATGGGCGGCAAAGAGTTCAGCGCCGAAGAATTGCATGAGGTGCTGAGCTATCAAGAGGCTCGCGAGTTACTTCGCAAAGTAATGTACAACCAACACATAACGGCTGATGAAAAAAAAAGTACAGAGTCGCAGCCCTGATTCGAGGTGGAATGCTGTGCAGGTCATGCACGCGGGGAACATGCCGGAGTCTTAGCACGGCAGACAATCGAGTTGAAATTGAATGCCCTCTGTGCGACGGAGACGGCTGCAAGGAATGTCGAGATGGAACGTTTGAACTGGACGGGTGCCCGAATTCATTCTGTTCACAGATTGTCAGCTCTCTAGACCTGTTTGAATTGTTTCAAAAAGGACTTCCGCCAATTGTGGGCGGCGTATTAGACCAGTCGATCGGCTTCATCGAAGCGGCGCAGTTTTTTCAAGCTGAAGAAGGAAAGGTCAGGTATGAGCGAAGCTGTAGAAATCCTGATCAAAGCTGACGATCAAGCATCAGCAAAACTGGCTGAAGTTGGAGTCAACGCAAGCAAATCAGGGCAACAAGCCGAGCGGTTGATGCGATCGCTGGAGACATCTTCCGAAAAATACAAACGACAGCTGGCGGAGTTAGCACAATATCAGGCGGATGGGGCAATAACCGCTGAGCAATTTGCGAATGCTGAAGATGCACTGTTAAGCAAACTGGCGGATCTCGAAACGAATTCGACTAATGCGAGTTCAGCTCTCAAGGGATTGTCCGAATCGCAGGATGCTGCTGCGGTCAGTGCCGAAAAAACGGCCGAGGCATTTAAGAGCGGAGGCAAGGACGTAAAGGCGGCCTCGGACATGTTTGCCACGCTGGCAAAGATAACGGGCAGCAGCGAATTGGCGGGACTCGCAAGCACTGTTGGCACGGTTACAGACAAGGTTGGGCAATTCAGCGAGGTATCAAAATCCGGTGCTGTTGGAGCCGCAGCGTTTAAGCTCGGGTTGATGGGACTGGCCGCAAGTGCAGGGTTCGCTGTGGGCAAAGTGCTGGGCGATATTATCTGGCAAACCGAAAAGTTCGAGCGGGCAATGGCTAGTGCCAAAGAGACGGCAGCGGAGCTTGACGCACAGCTCAAGAAGAATGCCTCGACGCTAGCTGCAAATGTCCGAGAAGACATTGAACTGATCCGCGATCCAGAAGAAAAGCGAGCGGCATACGCAAAGCTGCTGGGCGACCTTAGCCGCGACATTCAGACCGCGAGCGATGTAGCCGGAAAGAGTGCTCGCGACGCTGAGGAATGGGCTGACGCATGGCAGATCACTGGCAACCGCAAGCAGTATGCCATCGACGCGAAAGAGCAGGCGGCAGCGGATAAGGAGCGACTGGCAGGACTGAAAGATCAACGCGATGAGTTGATGCAAATCGTTGGTGCCAGGGCACAGGAAAACGCAGCGATTCGAGCGTCGAACGAAGCCAAAGACAAATCGGAATCGTATCTGGAAACCCTCCGGCAGGAGGTGGAGTACATGAAAGCGACCCGAGAAGAGCAGATCAAGATTGACGCTCTGCGAAACACGACCGATGAGGACCGAGGCGAAGCGGAACGGCTATTGAAAGAACGCGACGCGATCAAGGCCAAGCAAGACGCGGAACGCGAAGCGGCGGCCGAACAGAAGAAGCTACAAGAAGACGCAATCCGAGCGACGGAAAAGGCAGCAGAAGACGCGGAGCGGGCAAGACAAAAAGCACAGGAAGACCGCGAGAAAGAAGCGGAGCAAATCGCAGAGAATGCGCGACGCGAAGTGCAACGGGTCGAGGATATTATCGCAGCGGAACGCGAACGACTGGAACTGCAGAAGATCGAAAAAGAACAGGGCAAAGAAGCTGCGACGGCGAAGCAGTTCATGAATCAGGGCGTAGACGAAGCCACGGCAAAGCAGTTCGCAGCAGAGCAAGCAGCATTTGATAAGGCGAAGCAAGACGAAGCGGACGCGGCGGCTAAACTTAAAGGCGAAAAGACAGCCGACAAGAAGACGGACGGAGGGCCAGCTCCAGCACTGGCAGCGATGGAATCGCGAATGCTGACACGCGGGCCAGTGGACACTCAATCGCACTGGATGGAGGACGCGGCTAAGTCGCTAAGGCAGATTATGGTCACGTCAACTCGCACGGCAACAGCAGCAGAAATTCAAGCGAAGAAACCAGAGTTCGCGCCTGAAGATGTTGTTATGGTGACAATCGCATGACAGTTCAAAACGTAACAAAAATGTGGAGCAAAACTGGTGGCTCGCTGTCATCAGCAAAACTTTCGGCAATTGATCAGGTTTGGTCGAACACCGAGGGGTATCAGGTGCTTTGTGAGATAGGCGACGAAGAGGACGCGATCGTAGCAGCGGCGGGTATTCCTCGCATCGGAGACCAGCACGGGACGGGAATCAATTCGTACTGTGAGCGGGTAGATCCGCAAAGAGTCAGCCCGATATTCTGGGTTGTGACTGTTTCCTATCGCGGTCTCGTCAATGAGGCGGCCGTCGATGTCGAATGGTCGGATTCGCAGACGACAGAACCAATCGATAAAGACATTAACGGGCGGGCCATTATGACCGCCAATATGGAGCCAGTCGACGGGCTGTCAATGGACGTCGCGGATCAGGTGGTTGTGATTACGCGAAAGTTTACATCGATCAATACGGCCGGGATCGCGTTGTATCGTCGGGCGACGAACTCAGATGAGTTTCTCGGATGGCCTCCCGGAACCGCACGGCTGGTAGGGTTCTCGGCGAAAAACAGATTTGTCTATGGTGGCATTCAAGAGGAATGGACAGTCACGGCGCGGATACAGTTTCGCGAACCTTTTGCAGGAACGACGCCCGCTCAAACGTGGTACAAGCGATGGCGACACGAAGGGCTTTACGTTAGGCAGAACGGTCTCATTGTGCGAGCCGTCGACGACAACTATCAGGAAGTGACTAAGCCAGTCCTGCTGAAAATCGACGGAACGCAGGAAACGAATCCGGACAACGCATATTTCGTCCATACACAGGTATACGGGTCGCTCCCGTACTCCGCATTAGGCTTGATTTAAGAAAGCAAAAAACATGGCATCGCAATTTGACAGCGTGCGAATCTCAGATACGCTCACAATCAAGGAAACCGGAGTTTCTGCTCAAACGCGAACTTCGATTTTGAAACAGGACGCACTGGCAATTTTCCCAATTCGGATGACCGGCCTTCGCGTGTGGGATGCAATCCATACAAATCTCCCTGGCACTGCGGCGACCGATGACCTCGCATTAGTCGGCACGACATTCGGCACGACAGCCCCAGTGGTGACGGCAGGCGACTGCAAGGCATTGGGAGCAACAAGCCGCTACGCTCGTTTCATGGTTGAGCTTCCCGAGTGTTATGAGGCAGGCGAAACTGTCTTGCTGTCATTATCTGCGGGCATGGTCACGACAGTTGCTTCAGTCTCCTGCACTGTCGATGTTGAGTGCTACAAAATCGACAAGATCACCGGCATCGGCTCAGATCTTTGCACGACGTCCGCCACGACTATCAACTCCCTCGTGTTTGCTGCCAAGTCATTCACAATCACTCCCTCTGGATTGACCGCTGGTGATGTCCTAGACGTACGGCTGACAATTGCGTGTAACGATGCAGCGACAGGGACAGCCGTCACGCCGACGATCGCAGGAATTGATTTACTGTGCGACATTAAGGGGTAAATATGGACGCGATCGCCGCACTCACTCCAGATCAGGCCCGCAAGCTCTGGCAGGATTATTTATCTCGCCAGCAACTAAATCCGCAACTGACCAGCAATTACCTGCAACAACGGCCAGTTGTGGGCAGATCGACAAGGCGGGTGCAAGTCGTGCTTTCTACGGATCTACTGGCGGCGGTCAACACTAAGCGAGACCCGAGCACAGCGACTGCGCGAATCCTCCGCAGAAAATCAGACGGAGACCTCACGCTATCCACAGAATCAATCACGATCGTGAATCGCTTCACGCAAATCAGTGTTGACGCTGGAACCACCGCAAAAGCCGAATGGATCGACGGCGAATGGCAACT